CTGGGTAATTCCCATCCTGACCCGTATTCGCCAAACCTTTCGCTCTGATTCAGTCTGTCCCGGTGCATCCTGGAGGACTGATCATCGTTCATTAAAGGGGTTAGTACACTTTTATCATCCAGGGTAACGCTCCCAAGCACATGAATTACTTTGCTGTTAAGTTTTACGGCATCGTAGTAAACAGTGCAGGTTTTAGTTCCTGTTGTTCCCAGGTATTCCTCAGTGAGAGTACCTTTAATGTCCTCATTCTCGGCATACCTATAAATTTTAAATGATCCCGTGTTGCCTGCGGCAATGGATCCCCCTCCCTCTGTGGCAGATAACTGAATTACTATTGAGTGAGTGTGGGGATAAAATCCTGATTTTACTCTGGATATTACATAATAGGTAGTAGTGGTGTTAAAGTTAGTGGGAGCGGTCCCCGAAAATCTTACTGTGTCACCCTCTGTTAGATCCCATTGCCACGAATCAAGGTCGTTAATATCAGTCAGGGTTATATTATTAGAGCTTGCCGTAGTGCAGGTTTTTGATCCTTCCTCAGTGGCGGAATTAATTCTTAATACCTCCTCCTCTCCAGCTATCTCAATAGAGCATCCTTCGGGAATTTCAGGAAGGGCTTTGTAAGCATCAGAGGAAACTGATCCATCGTTTGTTATTGCTGGCCCGCCTCTAGTGGCCGAAACTTTAAAAGTGTCAGCCGTGGTTGATATTACATAATAAGTGCCTTTCCCCTCCAACGATGAAGGCGTGGATCCAATGAACCTTATTCTGTCTCCAACGGACATTGGATGAGCGGTGGCTTGAATGTTATTTGAGCTGTCCGTGGCTATGTTAAAAATTGCGCCTCCTCGTAGTTCAGTAAAAGTTTTGGAATCCTCCGTCACATTAATGACGGCACTCTCCGGGGGCCGAAGAACAGCGGACCGAGTTTCTTTCCAGAAGTCTCTGGGAGCGTAGTGGGTAATCTCCTGAATAGCGGCATTGCAGGCTTCAGCAACGGATCTGACCTCTGCGTTGTGGCCTCCATTGTCCAAATAGGTTGACTCTGGAACAGCGGTAGGTGGAGAAGAACTTATAAAGTCCCACATTCTCTGAGCTACTTCGTATCTCCTCATCCGATATTAAGACTGGTTGATTTGAGCTGCACCGCACCTAGTTTCTCACGGGCATCTTCAAGCTGTTTCTCGGCCTCATCCACTTCTTCTTCAACTTGCTCCCTGGCAATTCTCATAGCCTCCTGCTTCTTCGCTTTGGCTCTCCTGGCGGCCTCTCTATCTTTTAATAATCTCTCATGCTGGGCAACGGTTACTATTTGAATCTGGAATACTGTCGCTCTTGCCGATTGACCCATAACATTATGAATCAGGTCTTCTCTAACCTTTTCATAAGCCTCTATAGTATCAAACTCTATAATGTGCTTCCCCATAACAGGGTCGTGGAGGAAAGTGTAGGAGTTAATAACTCCCTGCCAGTTAATTGCCTCTCTCTGGTAGCCATCTATCGATACGATGATTTTAGCTACCTCTAAATTTTTATCCCTTTGATATGCAACCTTCTTTTTGGTTGTCTTCTTTGTGCTTTTATTTGAAGTCATTCTCTAGTGCCTTTCTTTATTTGTATTCCAATAGTGCCGAGGCAGGAGCAGTCCGAAGACCACCCCCACCATTGGCACTAGGGAATTGTTTAGGATTATCCTGTTATAGTAGGAAGACCTGACCCGATTGGATTCCAGGCGTGGATGCCCAGGACATAGTTACGAACACGATCATTACGGTCGGTCCAAACATTGTCACCAAACATTGCCTGATAACCGATTCCTTTGCGGAATCCGTAATCATCACTGTCAGTCTTAAGGCTCATCTCCTCACCGTATCCACGGATAAGAGCGTCAGACCCCATAAGGAGACTGTAAGCAATAGGCTGACCATGCTGGTTAGCAGGGAAAACTAATGCGCCTGCCTCAATAGTGGCATCGAGTTTTCCTGTGAAAACACCAGCGTTATTATCAACTGTTGGTACGCCTCCAGAGCCTGTTGTTCCAGCTATACCTGTATCACTAGCAACGGCAGCGTTTAGGGTAAGTGAGTTACCGTTGTTGCCTCCGGACCCATAACTGGCAAATGTAAATTTACCGCTTGGGTTAACGATCAACACATAATATGTGTTGCCGTCTGCACTAGCGACCTGCTCTTCAGTGTACTGATAATCGAATCCTGGGAAGTCGATGAAGTACTTAGGAAGAGTGGGGTGAATAGCGGCATCTGCACTATACTGTCTGCCTTGAAGGACAAAGGTATCTGCACCTTCACCCCCTGTATGGATTCTAGCTGCTGGAGCTAATGGAGAACCAATAGGTCCGTCAACGTCTCCATAAGAAGACCTCATGTTGAGGATCTTAGTTCCATCATAGTCCTTCATTTGACCGTTGAAGAGAACATCCTTTTGTCCGCCAGGTGTATTTGCTGCTTGATTAAGATAAGCGGCAGACCTGAATACAGGACGAAGTAACTGAGTGTCAGCAAGCAGGCAATAATGGTGAGTATCCTGGCTAGACTGATATCCGTTATTGGATATTCTAGCAGGCTCAACACCATTCCAGGCGGCTGTAGTTACGATGTCAGTGATTCTGTCAGCACTGAGGGTGTCAGTTCCGACAACATCGTTGATGGTGTTCTTGTCGTTTCCAATAAGAGCCTGGTCAATAGACTCACCAAGCTCTCTAGCGGTTGTTCCTGACAAACGGATACCGTCAATCAATCTACGAAGCGCATCACGTTGCTTCCACTGGCCAAAGTGGTTACCAAGAACCTCTGCTGAGAGAGACTCAAGTGTGTGGCCACCAGCCATTTTCTTCTTCAAACTCTCAGTAAGAGCAGTCGCATGACGCTTGAACTCAAGAGTGCAGGTAGTACCTGAAAACTTTAAGCTCTCCTCATTACCTTTAAGTATTCCTTCACCAAGTTGACCAAACTCTCCTAATTCAGAAGAGGCAGTAAACTCGATCCTATCTCCGCGCCTACCTTTAAGGTCATTGCGGACTGAAATAGACGCACCGCTTCCTTCCGGTCCCTCAAGGGGGGAAAGAACGTCAGTTGTCTGTGCAAAGCGTTTGAAAGTTTCCTTCCAGACCTTCGCTCTTGCGTTAGCTACATCTGCGAATGTATTAACAGCAGTTGTTGGACTTATATCAGCCATTGTCTTTTATTTTTTATATTTGGGTTGTAGTTGCAGCCCCTAGACAATGACTGAGTCAATGCTAACGGCTGTGATTATTCTTCGTGCAAATTCCGGCCAATCTTCTTAAGAAGCTCCATGCCTTGGTCTGCACTCATTCTGGAAAGGTCAATCGCCCCTGGCAGTCCCATCGGGGCAGCGGCACTTGCGGTGCGGCTTCCACTCGTAGGAGTTGCGTTGGTAGGACGTTTGCGATTACCGAAAGGATTATCAGGTTGCTGTGCAGGTTTAGCATTTGAACTCGTTAAACCAAGTTCGGCTGCTGCCACCGCTGCGGCCTGAAACGGCCAGTCGGCATTTTGTAGAGAAGGATCGTTAGCGGCTTTAAGTGCGTCATACTTGGTCTGCACCAAGTTAAATAACTCACTATTCTCGTCCGAAAGGTCAGGGTAGAGGTCGAGCGCTTTGTCTGCTGCTCCGTCCCAACTGCTTGTAAACTGCTGCTGCTCTTCAGCCGTGGCAGTTTGTTGGGCTTCACGAATGTCCATCTGAGCATTGATGCGTTGTTCTTGCAGATCAAAACGATCTTGCAGTAATGCATCTGCTTGCTCAAGTTCACCTTCAGCTCGCAATTCACCAATCTGTTTGTCGATGTCAGTGATTTGAGTATTAATGCCCTCGATAGCCTGCTCTGCATTGCTGGCCGGGGCATCCTGAACAGTTTCCTCCTGAGTACGTTGTTGGTTGCCTCCTAACTGCGATTGCGCGTCTGACAAACTAATATTGTGCGCGGATGCGTAGGCGACCACCAAACGGTCGGCTTCAGGTAGATTCTTGATTCGTGTTCTACCAGAGTCTAGTATTCCCTGAGTTCGGGAATCTAATTCTCCATTCTCGTCAGGTTGATCAGAGCTGGTCTGGGCTTCTTCTGATGCTCCCGCATCAAATAAATTCACCGAGCCATCCTCGTTTACCTGAACATCTATGTCTTGTTTTGATTCAGCTCCCGCTGTTTCACTGCTTTTTTCAGCTCCCGCTGATTCGTTAGTTAACATAAGCTGAAAATAAACTCGTGCAAATCAAGACTCAACCTTTATTTTAAGCATTCATTATGGACACTAAAGGCACTAAAACGACAGGGAAAGTCATTACAGACAAGGGCAAAGCTGCGTTTTCTATAAATGGCTTCAGAAACGGGTTTAAAACACTGGCAAAGATTGTTGATAAAAATGGAAGCATTATTTCGCCTGACCCTACCTACCTTCAGGAAAAGATATTTGAGACGGTTTTATATTTCACGGACAATAAACTCCCTTTGAGGATGCTTGTCCTCAAGCCTCGTCAGGCGGGAAGCTCAACTGTCCTGAATTGGCTGGTCTACTGGTGGCTCAGAACAAGACTAACCAGAGCCATTTGGGTGACGGATACAAATGCGACAAACGCCTACCATCGAAACATGATCAGCACTTATGCAGAGTTTGATCCTTTTCCATGGGGTAATGAGTTTGATTTGTTTGATCGGAGAGCAGAGGCCAGCAATAGATCAGTTCGATATACCTCTTCAGCGGAATCCAAAGCTCCCGGAGTCGGAGGAACTTGGACTATTGTGGGCAGTAGTGAGACAGCTAAATTCGGAAAACAGGGAGCGGCAAAGGACGCAAGCGTTATTATGCCTCAGTTAAAGGCTGGCTTGGCGGACGCTCCGGGGACTTTAGGAATGGATGAATCCACCCCCGATGGGGTTAATTATTTTTCAAAACTCATAACTGGGGATCCTGATGCCTCCAGCGAGGGCGCTCAAGTGGGGGCAGTGACCCTTAGTGAGTGGCAGGAAGGAAAAAGAGGTAATGGAATGATCAAAATTGTGACGGGGTGGTATGATGTTCCTGAATATGAATCAAAGATCCATACCCAAAAGGAGTTTGAGGGCATATTAGCCTCCCTGACTATGGAGGAGAAGAGGGTTATAGCAGAGCAGGGAGAGGATAAAATAACCGCCGAAAGGATTAAATGGAGGAGGGGAACCATTGATGGAAAACTAGGAGGGTCAGAGGAAATATTTCAACAGGAGTTCCTAGAGAGTGAGGAAAGGTGCTTCCTAGTGTCCGGTTCACCTCGATTTGACATGGAGGGTCTTATCCACATTTCGAGTAACGTGAGAATTTCTTCACCCAATAGAAAGAATGGGAGGTTGGTCGAGAAGGAAGGAAAGGTTGTTTTCGAGGAGTGTACGAAGAATGAGGCTGAGTTTCAGATGTGGGATGAAACTCCTGAACACGGAAAGAGCTACCTCGTGACCGTGGATTCGATGACAGGGAAGGAGGTCACTTCAGGAAATAATAAACAGGATAGGAACTCTATTCTTTTGTGGAGAAGTCCCTATAAGGACAAGACTAATGCTTATCATCCCCTCAAACTTATCGCTAGGTCAATGCCGGATAACCAAGATGACCCCACGCCGGGTTGCGTTAAGACCGCTTTATTAAGCAAGTGGGCAGGGGAATGCATAGTGGTTCTGGAGATTAATAACTCAGGGCTTGCTTGGGTATCCCCATTAAAGGGAGCAGGAGTTAGGTTATGGAGGAGAAAAGTTTATGATGATATTTCAAAAACAATTTTACGAAAGATCGGATGGTCTACGAACCAAAAGAGTAGGGAATTAATTATAAGCGCTCTAGGCGATGCTATAAGGGCGAAGGAGGAGGGGATAATTATCCCGTGTCCTCAAATATCCTCGCAGCTTCAGACCTTCGTAAGGGACAAAACAGGTAAACCTCAAGCATCCGCTGGTAACCATGATGATGATGTAATTGCTTCAGCAATGGCTTGTGAGCTTCAGGACATGGGGGATCTTTACGAGGAAAAGAAGAAGTCAATGGTTGAGTCTGACTATAATTGAGCCTATCTTTACAAAAAGACTAGATATGCCTGATACAAATAAATTTAAAAAGAGGATCCGAGCTGGGAGAGTTCCCGGTGTAGCTGGGCCTGCATGGGGAATGCCCAAAGAGACGGAAAGGGTGGAAGATGATGCACCTAAATACCA